TTCGTTGAGTGCACAGTTGGCGCTGTCATATGAGTCAGGCCTCACTCATATGAGTGAGGTCGTCATCCAGCCCCTCCGGGTAGACCCAGACAGCGGGGTTTTCGACCTGCAGGCAGAGCCCGGATTGCGGGCATTTGAAGTGGCTGGGCAGGACCGGACGGGCGGATGTGGTGACCTCGCCGGTGGCCGGATCGACCTCCTCGACAGGCGCGCCGAACTGCATGCCCTCGACGCAGAGATAGCCGAACCGGGACCGGGTGACGGGGAAGCCGAACTCCGAGGGGGCGCGCAGGAACTTGATGAAGCCCTTGGTCGCCAGCACGCTCAGGCGCTCGCGGATCGTGTGCTTGCTGCCCAGACCGCCCCGGTTCTCGAAGGTCTCGGCGAACTGCATCGCGGTGTAGAGGCGCTCGCTCGCCGCCTCGTCCAGCAGCATGCCGAGGATGACATCGTGCTTGCGCAGCCGCTCGGCATCGAGTTTGGCCCCGACCTCCTTGCGAACCAGCCGCTCGTTCAGCGGGTTCAGCTCGACCCAGCGCCCCGCCACCTTGTCGATCAGTTTGCCGGGCAGCGCCGGGCCGTTGCGCAACTCGATTTCCAGGCGGCGCCGGGTGCTGTCCTCCTCGGGCCGGTGCATGAGCAGCCCCGAGGTGTAGAAGCCGCGCAGCGCGCTGGCGCCGGAGAGCGCGAGGAAGGGATCGTCCTTGACCTGGTGCTTGCTGGCCTTGCGGGTGTGGTGGGCGAGGATGACGCCCGCGTCCGGATTGACGGCCTCGCGGAGAAGCTCGACCCGGTCCTTCAGGAAGAACATCATGGCGGTGTTGTCGTTCTCGCCGCCGCCGCCTCCACTTGAATTGGGGGGGCCGCCATCGAAGAGATTGCGGATGGGGTCGATGACGATGATGTCGGGCGGCGCGTCGGGGAATGCGGCTCGGATCGCCTCGGCCACGCGGGTAACGCCCTCCGCGTCGAGCAGCAGCTTCAGCTTCGGCGTGGCGATGAAGGTGTCGCGCGCGGCGGCGATCACGGCGCCGGGCAGCGCGATCTGCTGCATGCGCTCGCGCAGATAGTGATACTGGATCTCCGCCTGCAGGTAGAACACGCGCAGCGGCCGGGGCGGTATGAAGGCAAGAAACGGCACGCCAGCGGCCATGTGCACGAGCCAGCAGATCAGGAAGTCGCTCTTGCCGACCTTGGGCGCGCCGCCCAGCACCAGGAGCCCGCCCGGGGTCAGCACGCGCGGTGCAATGATGTCGTCCGGCATCGGACTGGTGTCGTCGAGGAGCGCGCCGAGGCTGAAGGTCGGCAGCGGGCTGGCGGCTGTGTCGGTGCGGGCCGCGCGCAGGAGCGGTGGGCCGTTGCGCTTCACATGCAGCGCCCAGAGCCGCTCGGCCTCGGCCATCAGCCGATCGAGCGGCCAGGAGGGGCGCAGCATGGCAGCGTTGTAGCCGCAGATCGCCTCCCACCCTTCGAAGGGGTCGAGGCGGCCCTCGTGGACGAGGCGGATGTAATGGCCGATGGCGGCGCTGGCCCCCTGAAACCGCGACCAGTCGTCGACCGCGCCCTCGCGCACCGGCGTGGTGAGCACCGCGTCGATGCCGGGTTTCATGGCCGGGGCGGACGCGTCGCTTGCGAACCCCACGCCGGGCAGCGGCGGCATCTCGGCGACCTTTTCGGCGAAATCCGCCAGGTCGACCTCGACGTCGCGATGTTCGCGGATCTGCACGAGGCGTTGATGACCGTGCTTGTGATAGACCGTGCCCGGCACCCGGATCGGCTGGTGCGCCGAGCGGAAATGCGTGTCGCCGCCGACCTTCACCGCGATCTCGCCGCGCAGGCGGCACAGGGTGGCCAGATCCTCGCCCTCGGCGGGTTCGGTCAGTTGCCACCAGACATGCAGCTTCGCAGCACCCTCTGGCGTGCGGCCGCCGCTTTCGACGATCAGCGTGGGCGCACCGAGGTGGCGGGTGACATGGTCGAGCTTGGCCGGGATGTCGCCTGCGTCCAGATCGACCACGACGCTCTGCATCTGCAGGACATCGGCGGCACGCGCCTGTCCGGTTTCCGCCACCGTGCCGGGGATGACATAGACGGCCGCGCCCTCGCGCGCGCCCCAGGCGGCGAAGGTGGCGAGCTTGTCGGGCGCCGCGCCGTTCGCGTCGATCCAGATGTTGTGAGGCCGGCCGTCCTTGCCCTGACCCTTGTCCACGAAGCCACGGACAGGGATCAGTCCCTCGGAATAGCCGAAGACCACGTCGACGAAGCGCGCGATCTGCGCGGGGTCCGGTTCCACGGCGAAGGGATCGGGCAGCGGCGCCGCGTCGTTGAAATCCCGCCACGGGTTGAAGTGGATGATCTTGTCGTCGGTCATGCGGCCAACCCCCAGCACCGCTCGGCATGGGCGCAGAACCGGCATTCGAAGAAGTCGCGGCTGGCGGCAATGCGTGGCAGCAGCTCGCCCGCATCGGTGGCTTGGAGGATCCGCACGCCCCGGTCGGACATGCGCTGCGCGAGATCGGCGTCGAAAGGCACCAGTTCATGGTGCATCTCGGCCGTGTCCTTGTTGATCGCGGTGAACAGCGCCGGAGCCACCGAGACCCCCGGCACCGAGGGTTCCATGTAAGCCTGATAGATCGCGATCTGGGCGGCATAGACGGGCTTGGAGACGGCGACCCCGTCCTTGACGCAGGCCCGCCAGTTCTTGGCGTTCATCGTCTTGCATTCCCAGAGCGCGGGAACGGCCAGACCGAAGCCCTCGGGCCCGGCGGCGATGATTCCGTCGACATGGCCACGGATGCGCCCGCCCGCGACGGAGAATCCGAACTGATCCCCATCGGGCCGATTGCCCTTGCGGGTGTAGAGGTCGAAGCCCGCGGCGCGCAGCCAGGCGACCGCCAGATCCTCGAGCGCGTGGCCGATGGCGAAGATGCGCAGGGACTGGCCGCTGAAGTCCTGGCCCTCATCCTTCGGCGCGCCCACGAACTCGAACTGCAGCGCGCGCTCGCAGGCATGCCCCAGACGGGACGCGCCGAGGTAGTCGCGGGGCGGCCGTGTCGCCTGATCGGCGGTGAGCGCCCGATCGACAGCGGCGTTGACCCGGTCGGCGAAGCTGGGGCGGGGGTTATAGTCCAGCATGCTGGCCTCCCTCGTAGCTGCGGTGGGCGAGCCCGTGGCAGGTCGAGCAGAGCCATTCGACCGAGAGCGGCGCGTCATAGTCGTGGTGATGCGCTTCGAGGTCGGTCACGCAGCCACATCGCTGACACCAGACCGGCACGACGATCCGACAAGCCTTGACGGCACGCCTGACGATGCTGTGGGCCCGATATTTCTCGGCGTGGCGCAGGCGATAGCGATGCTGCGCCTCCCGATGCTTCTCGGGGTTCCTGAATTTCTGCGCGTAGGCGCGCTGGTATTCCCGGCGGCAGTCGCGGCACCAGGTCTGCCGACCATCGGGACTGAGCCGGCGGCGTCCGAACTCGCAGACGTCCTTCTCGACGCCGCATTTCGTGCAGAGCTTGGTCAAAACGGCACCTCCGGCGTCTGCGCCCTAGCGACGTCGGACATGGCATCCTGGAAGCCCTCGACGGCTTCCTCGATCAGCGCGCGCACCTGCGCCTCGGTCAGATCGGCCAGCGGGGTGGCCCAGCCGATCTCGTCCATCAGCAGCGCCACGCGCTTCATGGTGGCGGTGATCGCGGCGCGCTCTTCCTCGGTCAGGTCAACCATGGCGAAACGCTCCCGCGCCAAGCGCGTCCAGAAGGACTGGCAGGGCATCGAGCAGAACCAGACCGAAGGCCGGGGCTGCTTCGACCGGTGCGGATCGAACCAGCCAAAACCACGGGTGGGCCGCCGGCAGACAGCACAGAGCGTTCCACGCGGATGCCAGAGCCGCCGCCGGTCCGCGGCCGTGATGGGGGTGGATGTGGACATGGGTCATGCCGCCCTCCGTTCGGGCCGGGCGGCCGTGTCGATCAGCTGGCGGATGGCGCGCTTGTTGAAGCCGAAGGTCATCAGCGCCGAGGCGCGGTAGCGCGTCAGGCCGAAGTCATGGCGGCACTCGGGCGGAAGGTACTGAAGCTGCTTCTCGGTCGGCGGCTGGCGCAGCCAGGAGCGGGTCTTGAAGGCGCTTTCGTCGGTCTCATGGGTGTTCAGCCAGTCGTCGGCCTGCGCGAGGCAGACGGTGCGCTCACCGACACCCAACAGGTGGGGGCGCTCGCCCTTCGCCCCACCGATGGCGTACCAGACCCCGTCAAGCCAGAAGATGCCGCCCCAGGCCGTGAAGCCCGTGGCCATGAGCGCATCGTCCGTGCCGTAGAGGTCGACCCATGCGAAGCTGGACCGCTTCAGGAGGTCGATTTCCGTCATCATGAAGCCCGACAGCGGTGTTGCAGCCCCGCCTTCGCCCGTATCCAGATCCTCGCGGGGGAACGCCTCGCCGCAAAGCGGGCACTCGGTGGCGGCGAGCGGGATCTCCGCCTCGCAGGCCGGACAGGTCTTGGTCGGCACCTCGCCGGTTTCGGTCTTGCCGTCGAGATCGACATCCTGCTCCAGCGTGCCGTGGATCAGGCTCGACGTCCCGAAATCCAGCACGACGCAGTCGGTCTTGACGATGCCAGGATGTTCCTCGGGGTCGACGGTGCGCAGGCCGCGCCCGACCATCTGGATCATGGTGGACTTGTAGGAACTGGGGCGCAGCAGCACGACGCAGGAGGTGGGCGGGTGGTCCCAGCCCTCGGTCAGCACCGCCACGTTGACGACGACGCGGATGTCCCCCGCCGCGTAGTCGGCAAGGATCGCCTTGCGGGTTTCGGCCGCCAGATCGCCGTGGATCAGCGCGGCGGAGACGCCTGCCGCCCTGAAGGCGTCGGTGACGTGTTCGGCGTGCGCGACGGTGGAGCAGAACACCACGGTCTGCCGTCCTTCGGACCCCGCCTTTTCTTTCCAGTGGCGGATCACCTCGTCGGTAACGGGGGCGCGGTCCATGATGCCCGCGACCTCCGCCATGTCGAAATCCGACATGGTCTTGCGGACGGATCGCAACTCGTCCTGGACACCGACATCGATGACGAAGGTGCGCGGCGGCACCAGGTGGCCCGAGGCGATCATCTCGCCCAGCCGGACCTGATCGGCGACATTGTCGAAAACCTCGCGCAGGCCCTTCCGGTCGCCCCGGTTCGGCGTTGCCGTGACCCCGAAGATGCGGGCGTCGGGATTGGCCTCGCGCACACGGTCGATGATGCGGCGATAGCTGTCGGCGACGGCATGGTGCGCCTCGTCGATAACCAGCAGGTCGAGGCGCGGCATGTCGGCGAGGTTCGAGGCGCGCGCCAGCGTCGGCACCATGGCGAAGGCGACCTGGCCGCCCCAGGACTTCTCCGTGGCGTCGATGACCGAGGTGGCGATGCCCGGCACCACGCGCTGGAACTTGGCGCGGTTCTGTGCCGTCAGCTCGTCGCGATGCGCCAGCACGCAGGCCTTGGCCCCCGAATTCCTTGACATGGCGCCGATCATCTCGCCGGTGACCGCCGAGAGCATGATGGTCTTGCCCGCGCCGGTGGGCGCCACGCCCAGCGTGTTGCCGCGGGAGGCGAGCGCAGCCACGCTGCGCTCGACGAAGGTCTTCTGGCGGGGGCGCAGACGCATGGCCGATCCTCCCCTTACTGCGCCCAGCTCGGCCGCCCGGCGAACCCGGGGGCGGACGAGGTCTGGCTGGGCTGGGTGGTCGTGGCGGGCTGCTGCGGGGCGTGGCCCTGCGCGGGGGCGGCGGTGAACTGCGGCGCGACCGTGCCCATCAGCGCGGCGTAGTCGCGATGATCGGGGGGGACGGCGGCGCGGATCTCGTTCCTGTCCTCGCCGTTGGTGTCCTGGCCGATGTCGATGCGGGCCACGAATTCCAGCCCGTCCAGATCGCCAAATCCGTTGATGCGGCGGCGGGCCTGCGCTTCGGGCGAGTTGTCCTTGTCGGACACGCCGCGCGCCGAGTTGAGGATGCCGCGGATCAGACCGCGTCCCATGTTCGCCCAGTCCGGGCCCTTCGGGCTGTAGAGGCCGATCAGCGACCAGATCTTGCGGCGGGCGTAGGGCCCCTCGAGCACCGTGTACTCGACGTCGAGATAGACAGCGCCGGTCGCGGCGCGCTTGGCGAAACCGCCGGTCCAACCCTGCGACGGGTCGTCGAAGCCGCCGGGGCGGAGCGTCAGGCGCACCTTGGCCAGCGTGCCCTTGGGGATGACGTTGGAGTTGGATTGGGCGGAGTTGAAGTCGTTCCAGATGCCGGACATGGCGCGGCTCCTTTCAGTTGGAGGATGGGACGCGCAGCGGCGTCAGAGGGGAAAAGCCACCCCGGTGACCAGATCGGGACACGGGGCGTGGCGAAAGGCGCTCAGCCATGGCCGGGCTCCTGCGCGGGGGTGGGATCAGCCGGGGTGACCGGCGGCCAGGTCAGGCGTTCGGAGGCAGGCGCTGCGGGGCGCTGGATCTTCTCCATCAGCCGGCCGAGATGCGGGGCCTCGACCATGTCGAGACGACCGGAGCGGTCCTTGGCCGGGTATCCCCAGGGGTTCAGCGTCTGGCTGACAAAGGCGCGCTGCGGCTGGCCGGCCGGGTCCGGGATGTCGGCCATGGTGATGACCTGGTCGACGATCCCGGGCAGCTCGAGCCCCGTCTTGCTGCCGTCGATCTGCGGCTGGAAGACCTTGCGATTGAAGTCGTCGAGCTTCTCGTCGAGGATGCCCACGAACCAGACATGCTTGCCGCGCGTGTGCTGCAGGTGGGTCAGCCAGCCGATCATCTCGCGGCCATGCAGCCCGTAGGCGCCGCGGATGTCCGGCTTGCCTGTCTTCTCGGAGAACGCCTCGGGTTGGCCGCGGCACCACTGGAAGCAGAGCCGCCCGGCCACGGTGATCGAGTCGATGAAGACGGTCTCGTACTTCCCGATCACCGCCGGATCGCCGTAGCGACCGCAGACCTCGTCGAAATGCGCCTGGCTGTAGGGCTGGTCCTCGCGCAGCGCCGGATTCGGCCCGCCGATGAACACCGCGAAGTCGCGGCACTCCTTCCAGGTGCGGGGCCGGAGCGTGTCGATCTCCAGCCCCTCGACCGCCAGATCCCCGGCCTCGAGGTCGAGGAAGAGCGTGGTCGAGGCGTTCAGCGTCCACAGGAGGCTGGTCTTGCCGATGCCGGACCGGCCGAAGATGACGCCCTTGATGCCCTTGCGTTGGGCGAGCCGTTCGTCGGCACCGATGATGGGAAGGGCCATCACTGGCCCTCCTTCTTCAGCACCGCGGGCGCGGCGCGGTCTGCGCCGATACACCCCGCCTCGCGGGCGAGCTTGTGGAGCCGCTTCAGCGCATCGGCGCGGCGGTAGGCGGCTGAGCTCTCGCGCTCCGCCTCCACGATCGCGAAGGCGATCTCGTCGACGCTCGCCTCGACGACCGGCAGCGGCTCACGCGGCTCGTCACAGGGGCGCTGCGGGAAGGCGATGGTTTCGGGGAGGTCTTCGAGGGCATAGCTCGCCTTGCGAAGACGGGTGATGTCGTCCGGCTGGTCCGGCATGGCGGTTCTCCGTGAGATGAGGTGATCGAGGAGGCGCATCACGCCGCCTCGCGGACGTCGGGCGCGGGCTCGGCGACGTAGATCGCCAGCAGCGGCGTCCCGTCGGCATGGGCGCCGGCGTCCTCGATCTGATAGTTGCGGTTGGGCTCGCAGACCTCGGTCAGTTCCCAGCGCCGGTAGAGCCCTGGGAGCCGCCTGAAATCCTCGAGCGACAGATCGGCTGTGCTGTTCATGCGTGTCAGCTTTCGGTTGGAGGAAAGGCGCTCGGGGCGCTCGAATGGGAAAAGCCACCGGCGGGGCCGGATCGGGACATCGGCTCAGGAGATTTCCTCGAGGGCGTCGTGCAGCCGGCGCATGGCGCGCTGGTAGCGCTTGCGCGCCGCCGCCTCGGACAGGCCAAGTTCGACGCCAGCTTCGGCTTGGCTGAAGCCTTCGACCGCCACGCGGATCACCAGGACCGCATCGGCACCCACCAGCAGCCGCAGATCGCGAAGCAGTTGCGCCTCGCTGATCGCCGCGTCGCCTGAACCATCATCGGCAGCGATCTCGTCAGGCTCGGTTGCGCAGCGCAGGCTCTGGCGGCTCGCCTCCCGCTGATGAGCGCGCAGGATATCCCGCTCGACATTCCGGAGGACGGTAGCGGCGATCCGGTTGACGCGCTCCAGGTCGAGGTCGCGGACCGCCTCGGTGGTGCGCGCCAGCACGTCGGACGCGACCTCGTCGGCGGCGCCGATCCTGCGCCAGATCGACCGGCGGCGGATGGCGTCGAGGCCGGGCCAGAGCGCCAGCAACAGCACCGTCAGGGCGCAGTCGGACGCGGGCCCGCCGCCCTGCGCCGCCTCGACCAATGCCGAGAGGATCAGGTTTTTCCGGGCGGGATCGCCGGGGGTGCGGTGCAGCCCGTCCAGCAGGGCCGCCGGGTCCCGGAACGGCGCGAGGGCGGCCTCCGTGCGCCGGATGGCGTCGAAGCTGCGCTGGAAGCTGAGGGTGGAAGAAGACTGCATGAGGTGATCACGGATCTCGTGCCACGCGAAGGACATCGGACGCCTGCCTTGCGGCCAGGCGTCCAGCGCCTTCTCGTGGCCAGGTCAGGACGTCGCGCGTCTCTGCGATTTCAGGGGGTTGGTGGTGGTAGGGCGCGTCAGCCCGTGGGGCTGGACGCCTGATTCAGCGTCCCGCAGCCGCGGCACGTCGCCTGGACGGGGAAGCCCACGAAATACTCGTGCCCCCGCGCAAAACGCAGGTGCATGCGGCCGTCCCGGCAGACGCCGAGCAGCTTGTCACAGCGCGTGCAGCGCCATTCCGAGTTGGAGGTGGTGGGCTTGGTGTTCGCGGCGCCGGACCAGCTCGTCGGGGCTGCCTGGCGCGAGGGGAAGGGAGTCGGCATGGAAGTGCTCCTCTTATCGATGGAGCACTCCCATTGGCCTGAAGAATCGGAGCCCGTCAGACCCCCCAATCGGAGCCGGATCGGAGCCAGCTGTTAGATAGCGATCTCCCAAGGCCCTTTGGCGCCGAGACTTCTCAGAAAGTTGGCCTTCAGCTTGTCCCACAGCGGCTGCTTGAAGATGTTCGACAGGGACTGGTCTTCGGCGATTCCTTTGACAAGATCCTTGGTCGCCATTGGCATCGGGCCATTGTTGTGGGCATCGACCAGCCGCTGAATGATCTTGATCCTGTTTTCGCCCTTGATGTCGATGGTGCCTTTCCCCGGCACGGAGAGGGTCGCGATGTCATCGCCGCTACGGGTGAGTCCGACCGTCATGCCTCCACGGGCCAATATCCGATGTCGCCGAAACACGGACCGGAGCTTGTCTGCGACCAACGCGATTTCGGACTGGTTATCGTCGATCTGATCGGCAAGCGGCGTCAGGACGTTTGCCGCCAAACACGGCCCGGAAGCCTTGCCGGCCTGTAGGACCAGTCCGATGCCGAGGTTGTGGCGCGCCCGAAGTTCCGTATCGACGGCCGACCGGACCCTCTCCCGGTCGAGACCACGCGCAAGGTAGATTGGAACATCGCCGCCATCGACACTGAGCGTTCCAAGGTAGAGGAGATAATCGGTCAGCTTCTCGATTGCAGGCGCATCCAGCACTTGTTCGAGACGTGCCTTCAGGTGTTGCGCGACCCAGCCGTCGCGCACCCGATATATCCTGTAGCGATCCGAGTCGCCCGCAGACGTCGCCTGTCCCTCGGTGACCTTGAGGTCGGCCACCTTTCGGTCGCCTTCCTCCGCATCTCCCTTGTCGACCCGAACGACCACTTCTGCCGCGACCGGACCGACCTCGTCTTCATCGTCGATCAGATCGTCCCCTTCCCAGCCGGCCGGCACGAGGAAGCCCAGATCGGTCAGGAGGCCGGGATCGACACCGCGAGCTTGGAGCCATGCGCCGGTAACCCTGTCAACTCCGATGTCCCAGATGGCCAGCAAGGCGGGCATGACCGCCATGCTCTCCTCATCGCCCGGTGCGCGACCATCACGGAGGATGTTCCAGTGTCTGAGCAAGCGATGCCCCAGAACGCGCTCGAACGGGTCGTCGATGCTGAGAAGGCTGCTCGTGTTGCGGTCGGTGAGCGTGAAGTTGAGGGTCTGCGCCTCATCTCGTCCCGCGCGGGAATACCGGACCGCAATCTCGACGAAACGGATTGCGAGGGCCCGCTCGAAAATCCTCGGAAGGCCCGGCTGGCTGTCGATGATCTCCGAGATGTCCTGGTCGATTGTGGTGGAAAGCGAGAGGCGGTTGGCGAGATTGCCGATGCTGATGTCGGCGCGGATCACCTGCGCGCGGTCGATCACCACGTCGTCGAGTTCCGGCGATTCAAGATCGAGCCCCTGCAGGAACTGCGAAATGTCGTACGCCTGAAAGTCGACGGGCTGGTTGGAGTAGGTCTGCTCGAGAGCAGTCTCGATGAAGCGTTCGGCGACTGTGTGCCTGAGCTTTCGGTTGCCGGCACGGACATGGACCCGCCCAGTCGATGGCGTGTAGACGATCATCGCCTCTCCGGGCGGCCGAAAATAGATGCTCGACCGATTGCCGTCGTCATCTATCTCCCGAACGCTTGTGGGGGGATCGGGATGGAACAGCAGGTACATTTCCGCCGCCGGTTCATCGCCGTCCTCGGGGATTTCGAACTTGTCGATGCTGTAGCCGTCGCCGCGATCGAGACGCTTGTTGAGATCAACCAGAAGCTCTTCGAGTAATGCGCTGCCGGCGTCCGGGCCCCCGTCGACGGAAGGCTCGGCCATGAAGGTCTGGTAGTGCTTGTCATAGCGCCGGTAAAGACGCAGGTGCAGGCTGTTCTCCGCCGCTTCGAACAAGCCATGCTCGTTGGCGAAAGCCCACAGGCTTCGCGCGAGCTTGTCCCGCCGGTTCAGGAGTTCCTTGGCGCGGTCGGGTTCGAGCGTAGTCGTGGCGAGACCTTGGAGGACGTACTCGCCGCGATCGCTCGCGATTGTGACGATCCGGGCTGCTTCAGCTTCGAGCGGACCCAGCCGGTCCTTCTTTTCCTGCGGTAGCATATTTCTGGCAACCGACGGACCGTCCGGATTGTCGGGGTCGAACCTGTAGGGCGCGAGCCAGCTCAGCCTCTCGAAAGCCTTACTCTTGAGGAATCCGGACAGCAGTTCCGGCTCTGCATCGTCGAATAGCCGAGAAAGATTGGGGCAAGTTCTGGCCGGGGCGCGTACCATATAAATCTCCGGAAATGCTGATTTTGACTATAGACCGCGATTGCGGGACCGTGCCCGGCGCTTGACACCGCGATGTCGCCTCTGGGGACTGCGGTGACTATCACCTCCCTCCCGGGCCGAGAGAATCGCTGGGGCAAGAGCCACGCGCGCATCCTCGATCAGCGCCGGGACAAGGGGACTGATCGGAGTTGCTTTACGCGCCATGATCTTACCTCAACGGACTACTGCTCTTGCTTGATTCAACCTGCGATAATCATGGACAAATCCGTGATCGGCAAGCCCTGATGTTCTCTTCCTGTTCGCATTTTCGGATCCCGCTTTCATGAGATGTCCCATCCCCGGCGGGCGGGTGGCTTTTGTTTGGTATCCACCACCGAACACGGCCACGAGACATGAAACGTCCCAATCCGCTCCCACCTGACCATATGCCCGCCGCCGAGCGCCGCGCGGAGCTCTGCGGGCTGCTGGCGCTCGGGCTGGTTCGGCTGCTCGGGCAGGATGGGCGCGAAGTATCTGACAATACTGGAGAACGTTGCCTACACTATTCGCCCGACCAATGCCGTCATGCAACTCCAACGCACCGGAGAAATGCATGAACAAGCCCGACCCCATCCCCGCGCGCCTGGCCGCGCTGAAGTCCATGTCCGTCACCCAGTTGAAGTCGAAGTGGGAGAGCCTCTTCGGCACGCCCGCCCCGAACAACAGCCGCGGCTACCTTGAGCTCAGGCTCGGCTACCGCATCCAGGAGCTGACCTATGGCGGTCCTGATCGCGAAACCCGACGCATGCTGGACCTGCTGGCCGACGAGGTCAGCGGCACCCTGACACGCAAGAGCCAGATCGCCGATCCTCGCAATCCCGTGGTCGGCACGAGGCTGATCCGCGAATGGAACGGGGTCGAGCACACGATCACGGTCTTGCGCGACGGATTCGAGTGGCAGGGGCGACCGTACAAATCCTTGTCCGCGATCGCGCGGGCGATCACCGGCACACAATGGAATGGTTACCGCTTCTTCGGGTTGCGCGAACGCAAGCGGGGGAATGATTGATGGATCAGCGCGCAAATCCCATCCGACGCCAACGCTGCGCCATCTACACGCGCAAGTCCTCCGAGGAAGGGCTGGAGCAGGAGTTCAACAGCCTGCACGCCCAGCGGGAAGCCTGCGAGGCCTACATCGCCAGCCAACGCTCCGAGGGCTGGGTGCTGGTCCGCGACCAGTATGACGACGGCGGCATCTCGGGCGGCACGCTCGAACGGCCCGGCCTCAAGCAGCTTCTGGCCGACATCGAAGACGGCCTGATCGATGTGGTGGTCGTCTACAAGATCGACCGCCTGTCGCGGTCGCTGATGGACTTCTCGAAGCTGGTCGAGGTCTTCGACCGCAATGGCGTGACCTTCGTCTCGGTCACACAGTCCTTCAACACCACCACGTCCATGGGGCGGCTGACGCTGAACATCCTGCTCAGCTTCGCCCAGTTCGAGCGCGAGGTGACAGCCGAGCGCATCCGCGACAAGGTCGCCGCCTCCCGCATGAAGGGCATGTGGATGGGCGGCTATGTCCCGCTCGGCTACGATGTGAAGGACCGCAAACTCGTGGTGAACGAGGACGAGGCTGCCACCGTGCGGGGCATCTTCGAACGGTTCGTCGAGGTCGGCTCAGCGACCGTGCTGGCCCGCGAACTGCGCCGCAAAGGGCTGCGCAACAAGCAGGGCACCCTGGTCGACAAGGGATATCTCTACAGGGTGCTGACGAACCGCGTCTATCGCGGCGAAGCCGTTCACAAGGGCAAGGCCTGGCCCGGCGAGCATCAGGCCATCATCGACGGGCCGCTGTGGGATCAGGTCCATGCCATCTTGCGGCAGAACCCGCGAAAGCGCGCCAACAACACCCGCACGCAGGCGCCTGCGTTGCTCAAGGGGCTGATCTTTACCGCCACCGGCGCCGCCATGACCCCGAGCAGCACGAAGAAGGGCGCGCGGCGATACCGGTACTACGTCTCGATGGACGTCATCAAGAACCGCGAACCCAGCGATGCGGGCATCCCGCGCCGCCTGTCCGCCGACCTCGTGGAAACAGCCGTGGTGACCGAGTTGCGGCGGGTGATGCGCGCCCCCTCGATCACGGCGCAGGTCATTGCGCATTTGGCGCGCGAGGGACACGCCTTTGCTGAGGCCGACGTGATCTCCGCGCTGCAGACGTTCGAAGACGTCTGGGGCCAGCTGTTCCCTGCAGAGCAGACCCGCATCGTGCAGTTGCTGGTGCGCCGGGTCACCGTGACGTCCGAGGGGCTGGTCATCGATCTCCGGACCGACGGCGTCTCGGGCGTCATGCGCGACATGATGGCCCCACGAAAAAGGGGGGCGGCGGAATGATCAGTCCTGACGAGTCCCTCCAGATCTTCGTGCCGCTCAAGGTCCGCAAGCAGAACGGGCGGCCGAAAATCATGCCGCCCGCTGACTACTTGCCCAGCGAAGACCGGACACAGGATCCGCATATCCTGCGCGCCATTGGCCGGGCGTGGGGCTGGCGGCGGCGCATGGAAGCTGGCGAGTTCAACACGGTCAGC